GAACTCATGAAAGAAAACCCAGAACGTCTGTTTTTAAGATAACACATACCATAGCAGCGCGTGTCTAGCTTGCAGGCTTCCCAGAATATAAAAAACAATCTATTTGCTTCACGAAAGTCAGGAGCGCCAACATCAATCTTACTCCACTGCAAATACATGTAGTGAGTACCTGTTATGTACGTAGGCGTTCCATTATTATTAAACCAAAAACCACCGTTGCGTCTATCGAACTCTCCATCGATATACTCGTGCCATTGTTCTTTTTGATCCTCTGGATACGCTTTAATTTTTTTAAGTATCTCAGGTTTTTCAAGTTGTTTCCATTTTTTATCTGCGTTAGAGTACACGCTCTTAGGGGCTTTTGGCAGAGCTATGTGTAATCCCTGTATATTATATATTTCACCTATCTGACCTGTATCGCCAAGCACAATTAAATCGTGCTCTTTGTTATAGCCTTGGCTCCACTTTTTACCTTTGTTAAGTCTACTTATAGTGGTTTTCTTAACTGGCTCTATTATTTCGTATAAACTTTGTTTGTACATTATTTAGATCTACCTTCGGCAAAGCCCTTAAAAACTTTCTCTTTCTTCTCAACAACCTTGCCCTCGAGCAAAGCTTCTTCTTCTTGTATACGATTAAGTATTTCAAAGGCATCAAAGATAGCGAGCTTCTTTGTAGCAGCAGCGTTCTTAAGTCTATCGGCGGTAATGTCATCATCACCATCAACAATAGCTTCTTTTGCAACTTTGATAAGTTCTTCAACGGCCCTATGTCCAGCTTGGATTATATTCCTCTTCGTTTCCTTGATATTCATATTTAATTGTAATAAAATTTGATAAAACTCTATATAATCTTTCGTTGTCAAAAACAAATTCATACTCACTGTTAGGTCTAAAACCTACTAAATCTCCTTTGCAAACAGTTCCGTCTGTGTGTTTAACTATTCCAACTAAAGGCTTTTCAGCTTCAGTGTTATAAGTGTCAACAGCTTTAAGTGGCTTTACAAAGCAATATCCATTTGGACACTTCCATTTGTTATCTTGCTTGTATAGGAATATTTGATCAGAATATACTATATAAGTATTTTCGTTGAAATAAGATCTACTGTTTTTCTCTCTACCCTTAACGTCTAACCATCTTCTGAAAACATTGTGGTGAACTAAAACTGTATCACCAGGCTTAATACCTAGATCGTCACCTACCATAGGGCAAGAAATAACTTCTGCCTCTCTGTTGGTGTATTGATGATTAAAGTTCTCTGTGTTTAGTATTAGCTCTTTATCACCAACCTTAGTAGAGTTGTTGTATCTTTCACCTTTGGGCTTTATGACAAAGCAGTAAACGCTTCTCATTAATACTGTAAGTTATACTCTATTGATATAGCCATATTCTTATTGAAATCTTTCCAAGGTAGAACGTCTTTATCTTTTCTTATGTAAATGGAATATTTGTCCTCTTCCTCTATGATGTCGCAAATAGTATGACCACCATACACTTCCTGTCCAACAGAGTAGTGCATGGCATCAATTTTGTAATCTTTTCCTATTGTAATTTTACGAATCAGCTTGCTCATCTTCTTTGTATTTTAAAGAACCATCAGCTATAGATATGTCTTCGCAACCGTACTCATTTATGAGCTCTTCTCTTAGCGAGGATATAGCTCCGTTTACTTGAGATATGTTATTAAACATTCTGTGCTTAGTTATTTCTAACTCACCTATTTGATTCTGTATTTGATTGTAGCCACCTACTAGTTTTCTCAACTGCTCTAGTTGTTCGTCTGTAACTTTTTCTGCCTTAGGTTTAAGGTCAATGATTTTGTCCGACTTCGGAGTTTTTCTTTTTGCCATTTTATTTGATTTAATTAAATTAGTTATTATATAGTATTACTCGCTAGTGGTAACAGTTACTACAAGTCTGATAAATTCCACTTTTCCCTTATAGAATCAATAACTGCAAAACACTGGGCTTCACTTAATTCTTCATCCCACATCGCGAACTCGCCTACTACGCCCTTCATGTCTGTTGCGGCTGCTCCGCCTATATGTTTTATAGGCCAATCTGGCATGTCTGTCACATCCTCATTCGAATTGTTTGAAAATTCTTCAACTTTGTTTTGAGTGTAGCAAAATATGTGTCCGTCTGTGTTTCTTCTTAGCATCAGCACTGCAGCTTGGTCGACAGGTATTGTATTTGTTAAAGGGAAAGCTTTTGTTTGATTGTGAGTTTCCCCCATTCTAACCTGAACAGTGGTAGCTGGATCACCACCAGTTACTTTAACAAAAAACTCAGTGACAGAGTCACTTTCAGAGACAACAACGTCATTGCCGCTGTCTGTCTTTGTGAACACCAGCATTAAGGTCGCGGCTTTATTTGTAGAAGTCTGTTTAACCGCCATTTTAACAACATCGTCAGTACCATCAAATCTAATACACTGCCTGTGCATACTAGTCAAATCTGTAGCAGGAGTCCCAGCGTTAGAGTTTATAGGCACTGCACTTGATCCTTTGCTAAGTAAAGCAGAGGTAGAGTTAGAACTAGGAAACTCTGAACCATTAACAGGAAAAATATTATTCCTTAGTATCTCATCAAAAGCATACCATACCAATGGCTGAACGCCTGAAGCTTGTTCAATATTACCTTTACCTGTGCCACTTTCGTAGCTTGCACTAGAAAGACCTAGCATTACTCTCCGAAATAACAGATGATTCCACCATCAGCATCAGCCGCAGCTGTAACAGCCGTCCATCTTCCGTAGATAGTTAATCCTTTTGGAAAAACTTGGCTTGAGTCGGTAGCCTCAGCATTAGCCCCATGAATTACTGCCACTGGTGTTGTGTGACTAAAAAAGCCAGTGTTACCTACTACTTCTGTAGCGTCGTGTTGAGCTGTATCAGCTACTAAAGCCGAAAGCGTAGTGTCTGCTAAAAACTGTATAGCTACAATTACCTTTCCAGCTGGTGGAGTAAAAGCGCCGCCATCATCTACAAAGCCACTACCAAGTTGGCCAAAAGCATAAGCTGTGTCTGTTGAGTTAATTCCCATAATTTTATTTTGTTTGTTCGTTTTTATTTGAGCTTCCACCGAAGAAGAAGTCTATTATTGTATTCACCTTAGCACTCATTGCTCCAAATATCGTTGATATAAAGCTAATTTCAAATTCACCAAGATCTATTGTTTTGTTTACAAAGTAATTAAACATTACGTAAGTAATACCAAAGTATGCTACGGTAAACAATGTTGCTAGTATCTTCTGTATAATAGCATCATCTTTATAAAGATCACGTGCATCTTTACGATCTTCAACTTCTTTCGCAAAAGCTTCACGCTCTGCCTCTAACATTACGGACTTTATAGCTAGTTTAGCTTCGTCTCTCTCTTTGTCAGTTGTTATAACTTTATCTAATATTCCTTCAGCGTTTTCTAATACCTTGCCGAATAGTCCTCCTACTAAGTTACTTATCATGTTTATTGTATTATGGTGTTAAAGCATCTGTTAATTCTATGCTAACGCATGCTGTTATCTCTGGAATTAAATACGTAGACGAAACCGTTTCATTTGCTAGGTTAGTGACAACATCGTCTGCTATAACGTGAACGCCAGATCTAAGGCAAGCTCTGCTTATAGCAATCATAACCTTCTTGTGTGTGCTAGTATCTATAGTGAGTATTATCTGTTGTAGCACCTGCACTATAGGCTCGTAATTTATAACCAGCTGTGTATCTGAGTTTGGGTACATTGAAGATATAGAGCTTGCTGGTATCATAATAGAATCCGTAAGATTACTAGCGTTACCATCGTCGTCGTCTATATCGACCACTGTTCTAAAATACAAATAACTATTAGCCACGTGTCTCTGCTCTAAATGCGTCTTGTTCCCAAGGTAGTTCATCTGAACCAACCTCTCTCCATACGCCGTTCCATTTTACACTATCGACTCCTTTTATGTCTTTTCTAGGAACTGTTTGTCCCTTCCATCTAACGTAGTCATCGTTATAATCAAGCTTACCATCACGCATATCTTCTAGATGCTTATGCTCATGGTTCATTGTCTCTGCGTATAGCTTGGAATTAGGGTCTAAGTCTGGGTGTACAAATATCGTTCCGTCTTTATTAGCCTCTGCTAATATACCTTCGCCCATGTTTTTTTTAAAAACAGGAGCTCCTTTAAACGTCTTAATACCTCTTTTCTCTGATCCTAGTTTAAATCCCATTATCTATCCGTATCTTTTATCATATCGTCAATAGCCTTGTTGAAGACTTTATCTGTATATGTTTTGTTGTCGTAAAATACACTTCTCTCTGATGTTGGCATATCTTCTTCACCTAACAATATTCTGTATATTCTACTTATAAGTTGGCTGCATTTAAAAGAGGTTTTAAAAACGCTGTATTTAATCGTAGTTCGATTTCTATGGCGCCACACCTCTATCCAGCCTAAGCTTCTTAGTTTATCCCACCGAGTTTTATCCCAGCTCATGGTATAAGTACCATCAATAAATTCTTGTCTTGTAAACCTGTTCTTGCAGTCTAAGTATATTAAGAGTTCAAGATCAGCATCTGTTAACCCGTAAGTCTTACAAGCCCACTTTCTAGTGAGCCTGTAGTACTTAAGGATTTGTAATTCACGTAAATCGTGAGATGTTAATCTCATCTATTAATAACCAGATTCTGGTGCAAACTCAATAGTTGTGATTCCTGCAGCATTGTTTTTGTCTAAAGTAACAACTCTACCATCGTGACCGTCAATAACGTTTATAATTCTACCGTCTCTAGGAAACGCGTGGCAAGCATCATTTATCATTTTAGCCAATGCATCAAACCCATCGTTAGCATGCTCAATAGTTATAACGTCATCAGTGCTATCTCCTTTTAAAGAAGCAAATGTTAATGATGAAGTATTAGTGTCAGTAGCTACAATACCTTTCAAAGCGCTCACTGGATACATAAAAGCTGTTTCCAATCCTGTTTTCCAGTATGCAGTTACAACGTCACTAGTATCTAATGTATAACCACCAGCTGTACCATGACCATCAAGAACTAAAATACCATTAGCATAAGCTTGTGAGCTTGGTTCAATCCAGTGTGTAGTTCCAGTAGCAATTGCTAAAGCAGAGCCACTGTAAGCTAGTGTTGGTAATATTGTTGTTGGCGTAAATAAAACAGTAGC